AGCCGCCGCTTGCTACTGCACAATTCGAACAGGGGTATGGCGTCGGGGACAGCGCCCTAGGCGCCCGTAGGACGCGACGCAGACCGAGACGATGAACAGACCGCCCGTGGCGCGGCTGACGCGTCCTACGGGCTGAGGACCTGACTCTATGGCACTCAAGGACGTGACGAAACCCGTAGCCGACCTCGTGCCCGACCCCAACAACCGGCGACAGCGCACGCCCCGCAATCTCGACGTGATTGTCGAGTCGCTCCGTGCGGTCGGGGCGGCGCGCTCTATCGTGCTCGACGAGTCGGACGTCGTGCTCGCGGGGAACGGCGTCGTCGAGGGCGCCCCGCAAGCGGGCATTAAGCGCGTGCGCATCATCGACGCCGACGGCGACGAACTGATCGCGGTGCGGCGACGCGGACTGAGCGACGAACAGAAGCGCCAGCTATCACTCGCCGACAATCGCGCGGCTGAACTCGCGACGTGGGATCTCCCCGCGCTCGGTGCCGACCGCGACGCCGGTCTCGATCTGCGGCCGTTCTGGACGGAAGCCGAAGAGGCGATGCTGCTCGGCGCGGGCGTGAAGCCCGATTGGTCGGGGATGCCTGAATTTACGCAAGAGGATCAGGAAGCGTATCGCACGATCAAAGTGCACTTCCGCACGCAAGCGGACGTCGACGCGTTCGCGGCGTTGCTCCAGCAATCCGTCACCGACAAGACGCGCTACCTGTGGTTCCCGAAACCTGAGCGCGAGCGGACGGACGTCGTGTTCGCGGGCGCCGATTCGACGGAGTCAGCATGACTCGCAGCGAAGCCATGAAACTCGTCACGGCTGAATTGGGCCGCGCGGCTGAAAAGTTTCCGCTCTGGCCGACCGATCCCCACCATGCACTCGACGTGCTCGGCGAAGAATTCGGCGAACTCGCGAAGGCCATCGTCGAGCACACGTACGAGCCGGGGAAATCGAGTTGCGACGAAGTGCAGAAGGAAGCCGTGCAGACGGCAGCGATGGCGATCCGGTTTCTGATGGGGCTCCATCGGTATCACTACAGAAAATCCGACCAGTACCTTCAATTCGAGGGAGGGTCCTCGAAATGAACCCACAATTCCCCGTGTACATCGTCTCGAAAGGGCGCGCGGATACGCGCATGACGGCGCGTGCGCTCGACGCGCTCGGCGTGCCGTTCCGCATCATCGTCGAGCCGTACGAGGTCGACGCGTACGCCGCCGTGATCGATCCGGCGAAGGTGCTCGCGCTCGATCCGCGCTTCCACGCCGAGTACGACACCTGCGACGATGTCGGCGACGCGAAGAGTCAGGGACCGGGCGCCGCGCGCAACGCGGCATGGGCCGACGCGCTCGCGCGCGGGTTCGCGTGGCATTGGGTGATGGACGACAACATTCAGGAGTTCTATCGGCTGCACCGCAACCGAAAGATTCTCGTCACCGACGGCACGATGTTCCGGTGCATGGAGGACTTTTGTCTGCGGTACGTCACCGTCGCGATGGCGGGACCCGCGTACGACTTCATGACGAAAGCCGCCGTTGCGCTGCGACCCGTGATCATGAACACGCGGATCTACTCCTGCAATCTCATTCGGAACGACATGCCGTTTCGGTGGCGCGGGCGCTACAACGAGGACACCGACCTGTCGCTGCGGATGCTCAAAGCCGGGTACTGCACGATTGAATTCAACGCGTTCCTGCAAGGCAAGGTCTCGACGCAGACCGTCAAAGGCGGCTGCACGGCGGATTTTTACGAGCGCGAAGGCACCGTGCCGAAATCCGAGATGCAGGTGCGGTTGCACCCCGACTGCTCGCGACTCGTGTGGAAATTCGGACGGCCGCATCACTCGGTCGACTATCGCCGGTTCGCCAACAACAAGCTCGTCCTGCGTCGCGACGTGCAGCCGCGCGGCGGGGTCGACGACTACGGGATGACGCTGATCAAGAAACCTCATGGCACGACGCGGCCCGAAACCGAAACCGACGGCGCGTAAAAAACTCGAAGGCAATCCGGGCCAGCGCCATCTGCCCGAGCACGAGCCGGAGATGCCGTCGACGGCGTCAGCGTTCGACGCGCCGCCCGTGATGCTCGTCGGCGATGCGGTCGCGGTCGCAGAGTGGCACCGACTCTCGCAACTGTTGCGCGGCGCGCGCGTGCTGACCGATGCGGATTCGGCGGCGCTCGTCGCGCTCTGTCAGCAGTGGGCGCGCTATCTCACCGCGACGGAACGGATCGCCGCTGCCGGGATGGTCGTGAAATCACCGAGCGGGTATCCGATGCCGAACCCGTACATCGGCATCGCGAACAAGGCGCTCGGCAACTGCCTGAAGTTGTGGGCGGAACTCGGGCTCACGCCGTCGAGTCGCGTCCGCGTGCAGACGTTGCCGTACACGCCGGGCGCGGTCGACCCGTTCAACGAATTCGAGGACGTGCATTGAACCCGCGCACCGAACTCGTCGCGTTGATCATCGTGCTCGCGCTGCTCGTCGTCGCGGTGCTGTACGGCGTGTGGTACTACGCGTGAACAGCATCGACGAATATGCGCGGCGCGTCGTCGCGGGCAAGGTACTCGCGGGCAAGTATCACCGGCTCGCGTGCGAGCGCCATCTCCGCGACCGGCAGCGCGAGCACACGAAAAAATTTCCGTATCGATTCGAGTACGCGCGCGCCGAGCGGTTCTTTCGCTTCGCGGAACAACTGCGCCACTACAAGGGCGAGTGGGCGGGACAGCGCGTCGCGTTGCAACCGTGGCAACGCTTCTGGCTCGGGTCGATGTTCGCGTGGGTGCACGTCGACACCGGGCTCCGACGCTTCCGCACCGTCTACGGCGAGATTCCCCGCAAGAACGGCAAGAGTCTAATCGCGGCCATCGTCGCGCTCTATGTCACGTTTTTCGACGGCGAGCCCGGCGCTGAAGGATTCGTGATCGCGACGAAGCGCGCGCAAGCGAAGATCGTGTTCGCGGATTGTAAACGGCTCGTGCAGTCGAGCGGCTTGCGCTCGCGGATCGCCGTGCTCACGGGGAATCTGAATTACGACCGCATCGCGTCGAAGCTCGAACCGCTCGGCGCCGACTCTGATTCGACCGACGGCCTCAACCCGCAGATCGTCATCATCGACGAAGCGCACGCGATGAAGAATCGCGGGATGATCGACGTCATGGAGACGGCGACAGGCGCGCGCCGTCAACCGCTCGTGTTCTGGATCACGACGGCCGGATCTGATCCGCTCACGCCATGCGGCGACCAGCACCACTACGCGTGCCAAATTCTAGATCGCGTGATTGTCGACGAGACCTGTTTCGCGTTCATCGCGCACGCCGACGACGACGACGATCCGTTCGTCGAGCGCACGTGGAAAAAAAGCAACCCCGGCTACGGCGTGAGCGTGAAGCCCGACGATCTGCGCGCGCTCGCGCACAAGGCACTGGCGCTGCCGGGCGCCGCGCCCGCATTCAAACAGAAGCGCCTGAATCTGTGGGTGAACGCCATCGCGCCGTGGCTGTCGCTCGAGGGCTGGCGGCGCGCGCAGACGGCGTGGACGCGCGAGAGTCTCGACGGCGAGCCGTGTTGGATCGGGATCGATATGTCGAGCAAGATCGACCTGACGGCCGTCGTCGCGCTCTTTCCGCCGACCGAGACGCGGCGCGCATGGCGCGTGCTCGTGTGGGCGTTGACGCCGGACGACACGCTCGACGAGCGCGCGCACCGCGACCGCGCGCCGTATCGGTTCTGGGTCGAGCGCGGCTACCTGTGGACGAACCCCGGCAACCGGATCGATCAGGACGTCGTCCGCGAGATTGTGCGCAGCATCGCCGCGCGCTACGACGTGCAGCACATCGGGATCGATCCGTGGAACGCGGGCAATCTCGTCAAGCAACTGACGGAGGACGGGCACCGCGTCGTCGAGATCCCGCAAACGCTCGCGCAGATGAGCGCGCCCGCGAAAGAGTTCGAGGCTGACGTGCTCGACGGGCTCGTCGACGGCGGCGGGAATGAGTTGCTGACGTGGGCGATCACGAACGTCCGTGTTCTCGCCGACAACAAGGACAACATCTACCCGACGAAGAAGCGGAGTCGCGGCCGCATCGACCCCGTGATCGCGCTGCTGATGGCGCGCAAGCTGGCGAGCATCGATACATCACAACCCGCCGCTGACGATCCCGATCTGATCGTCGCGTGAAGCGATCACAAGCGATCTTGTGATCGCTGCTACTCGTCGTCGTCGTCGTCGTGCGCGAGACGGCGGCGGATGAACTCGGGCACGGTGACGCGTGACGCGTCTGCGTGCTGTTCGAGGCGGTCGTACTGCGACGACGACACGCGGACGTGGACACTCTTCGACGGTTCGCCCCGCGACACCGGGGGCCGTCCCGCAGGTTTCGGCTCGCGTTGCATACGGCCGAGTCTACCCCCGGTGTAGGGTTTTGGTACGTAATATTGCGTTCCACGTGGAACGTAGTGCACTATCGGCGGCGTTGCAGCGTTGCTGATGTGGTGGAACCGTGCACCGTGCGTCCTACAACGCGTAGTCGTCAACGTCACCTACAACCCGAACGAAGCGTTGCGGGGCTTCCTGTGGGCGCAGCGCGGCCCGTGGCTCATGTTGCGTAACGTCGAGGCGCTCGCGCCCAACGAAGCGCCGTCGAAGGTGGAGGGCGACGTCGTGATCCACGTTGACCGCGTCGCGTTCATGCAGGTCGTCGAGTGATTGTGCAATCGGGCGGCGGGCTGAAAACCGTCGGCACGTCGACGCCGCCCGGCTTCGCTATCGCCAGCACGGGTCTCGAAACGCGCGCGTACCGCTACCGCGACTTCGCGAGCGAGCAATACGGCCTGATGTACGCGACCGATCCCAACCTGCGGATTCCGATTGACTTTCTCGCGGGCAACGTCGCGCAACTCGGGCTGCACGTCTTTCGCCGCGACGGCGACACCGACCGCACGCGCCTCCCCGATCACGAACTCGCGAAGTGGCTCGCGAAGCCGAACCCCGGCACGACGACGTACCGCCTGATCGAAGCGTTGCTCGGCGATCTCGGCGTCTACAAAAACGCGTACTGGCTCAAGGTGCGCTACGACGACGACACGGGCGCGCGCGCTATCGGCCTGCTGCGACTGCCGCCCGAGCAAATGTGGGCGCGCGGCGGCTTGCTGCCCGCTGAGTACGTGTGGCGCTCGACGACGACCGGCCGCGAGTTGACATTCGACCCTTCCGAGATTGTCGCGTTCGGCGGCTACAACCCGCTGGACCCGCTCATGGGCCTCTCGCATATGACGACGCTGGATCGCGTCATTCGCGAGGACGCGGCCGCGAGCGCCCACCGCGAGTACTACTGGCGCAACGCATCGCGGCACGAGGGCGTCGTCGAGCGACCGAAAGAGGCGCCGAAGTGGACGCCGACGCAAAAGCAATCCTTCCGCGAACAGTGGCAGCAGCGATTCGCCGGGAGCGGCAACGCGGGGCTCGTCGCCGTCCTTGAGGACGGGATGCAGTTCAAGCCGACCGCGTTCTCGCCGAAGGATTCGGAGTTCATTCAGGGCGGCAAGCTCCGGCGCGAAGTGACCGCCGCCGAGTACAACGTCCCGCAGCCGTCTGTCGGGATTCTCGAACACGCGACGTTTTCGAACATCCGCGAGAAG